GCGCGGCGGTCGCCGTGTCCGCATTTACGGAGGGAAACTTACCGAAAACCTCGTCCAAGCCGTCGCCCGCGATGTGTTTGCCGAAGGCCTTCTGCGGTTGGCCGACGCGGGGATTGATGTCGCTTTTCACATCCACGACGAAGCGGTGTGCGAGGTGCCCGTTGACACCGACCCTAGTGAAATCGGGCGGATACTTACAATTAACCCCGACTGGTTGCCCGGCTGTCCGCTGGCGGCAGAATCCGTCGAATCAGGAGTCTATAAAAAATGAGCTTTTTAACCGAATCGAATTCCGCCCCCTTGTTTTGTCTGGAAAACCTCACCTCAAGCCAGGTCTTCCAATCCAAGCCTTGGGACTATCGCAACGGCACCAGGCCCTGCGGCATCGACAAGGAGGCGTTTAGGCAGTGGTGCGCCAACCCCGCCACCAAGCACCTTTTTTATTCTGGGTTTGAAGGGGCCAACGCCGCCATGCGCGTTTCGGAAAATAACCCGCCCGTTTTTATGCATGCGCTGGTGGCCGATTACGATGCCGTGGTTCGACCGGGCGAGCGGGACGCGTTCCTGAGCAGGATTTCGCCCGACTTCCCTCCCAACTACATCTGCGAAACTTTTTCCAAAGGAGTCCGTCTGGTCTGGCTCTTTCGTCGCCCGATCCCGGTTTTTTCAAAAAAGGTGACTGAGTCATTTTTGGCCAAACTCAAAAAAGAGCTTTGCTTGAAAAAACTCTTTCCCGGCTTGGACGAAGAAGCCCTCTTTAGAACAGGGCAATATTTTCAATGCGGCCACGACTGGACTCTCCTGCATCCAACTCCGCTTTCGGAGGATATTCTCCACGCATGGCTTTTGGCGGTTTCAAGCAAAGCTGACTGGACGGTTTACGGCGATGCCATCCCGATCTCCAAAATTGCTGAGGAAGTCGAAAGGAGATTCCCCGGACGCTGGCGCGGCCCTTTTGAGGAAGGAGCGCGCGGTGTCCGGTTCTGGGATGATGCCGCCAGCAACCCCACGTCCGCCATCGTCCGTTCCAGCGGAATGCAATGTTTCACGGGACCAAAACCCTTCGTGACATGGTCTGAAATTCTAGGCCGCCGTTTTGTCGAGGACTACCGCGCCAACACCACGGGTGCCGCCATCGCCAGGGTGTGGTTTGACGGGCGCGATTACTGGCGTGAGGTGGACGGCGTGTGGCGGCTTTTCAAAAAGCCGGACCTCGGCCTTTTCCTGCGCGTGGCGCACGGCATTTCCGATGAGCGCAGGCGCGGCGACAACGCTTCTCCCCTAGACAGGGTGCTCAACCAAATCCATCAGGCCAAGGCCATCGATGGCGCGGCTCCCTTTGTTTATATCAAAGAACAGGTCGTGCAATGCAACGGCAAGCACTATCTCAATATCGCCCGATCCCGCCTTTTACCCCCCGCAGAGGAACCGCAGGCGTGGGGCCAAAACTTCCCGTGGCTCGCACAGTTTTTGGACGGGTTCTTTGACCCGCCCGAACAGCTCGATTTCATGCTTTCATGGCTCGCCTACGCTTACCAGCAGGCGTATCGGGGCAAACCGCGCAACGGGCAGGTCAGTTTCGTCGCGGGCGATGTGGATCAGGGCAAAACCTTTTTCTCAAACGGCGTTTGCGGCGGCCTGTTCGGGGGGCACATGGACGCGAGCGATTACCTGCTCGGGGAGTCGCGTTTTAACAAGGAGCTTTTTGAAGTCGGGCTCTGGTGCGTGGACGACACGGTTCCCTCCAGCGACCCGAAAAAGCAGCAGCTTTACAGCGCGATGCTCAAAAAAATCCCCGCCAATTACAGCTTCCAATACCACCCCAAATTCCGCGACCAGCTCATGCTCCCATGGTCCGGACGGGTGATCGTCACCTGCAACGCCGACCCCGAGTCCATACGCATCCTGCCCGATACGGATATGTCGCTCCTAGATAAAATCAACCTGTTCAAAATACGGACTGCCCGAAGGAATTTTTCAGGCGCCGCCGATGCCCTAAAAAATGAACTGCCGTTCTTTGCGCGGTTTCTGCTCGATTACCAAATACCCGAACATTGCAGGGGCGACAACCGCTTCGGGGTGAAATGCTATCACCAAGATGATTTGATTGAGGAGGCGCGCCAGTCCAGCCGCACGGCGGGGTTTGCCGAGCTTATCGAGGTGTTCCGACGATCCTATTTCAGCAACAGTGGGCAGGGTAATGACTGGCAGGGTAACGCTACGGAATTAAAACAGGCTATGCTTACCGACGACGCAATTCGCCCGTTGGTGGAGTCATACACCGTGGATGCCTTAGGCCGTCTGTTGGGGAAACTTGAATCGCAGCAATATCCGGGGCTGAGCCGATTACCGAGAAATGGGTTGTCGAGGCTTTGGTGCTTGGAAAAAACGCCGACACCAGCGCACGGCACCGCCGATTGTCCATTTTAAAAATTTACCTTGGAGGGAAAACTATGAACAAAATCAAAACAAGGATTCCTATAAATGCAGCTCGGGCTGTGTTTGTCGATGGAGATAGCTGTCCTTTTTTAGAACCTGTCCTGGCTCTCGCTTCTTACGAGGATGGATCAGGAGAGCATTGGATTGCCCCAATCATTTTAGAAAACGGCCGCCCCACGCTTTTGATCGAGTCAGAGCACCCCGAATTTGTGGGGATACTGTTGCCAGATGAACAGCTATTACCAGATTGGGAATCAAGAATTGAAGCCACGCGGAGGATTGTGAAAGCAAAAACAAGGCAAATGACACTTAGAAGTGTCACTTGAAAGGGAAGTGTCATTGAAGGAACATGCTTTAATAAAGGTGGTTATGAAGATTTTGTGTCACATGACAGATGTTTTTGAAAAAACAGATTATTTATACAATAATTGTTTTTATTTTCTAAAACACTATACTCTCAAATATAGTGTCATAAGTGTCATAGTGTCATTTGTCATAGGTAAAATCGGTGTGACACTTGCTGTGACACTTCCGATTTCGCTTCTGAAGTGTCACGACATATCTTTGCATCAAATCCGTGAGGTTCGCCATGTCTGATGACTATTCCGTCAAACAATCCGTCATGGATCAGCAATACCGGGACGTTTTCGAGTCTCCCGAGGTCAAGAAGTGGATTGCCGACCTATCGCCCGAGGAACGCAAACGCATGGAGAAAGAGGGGCTTCTCAAGCCCATGCTTCCGTCGAAAGGTTCCGGAAAAGGCGAGCAGGACTGGGCTGATTCCCCGCTGGCTTCGGAGGAAAACCATCCTATCGACCAGATTGAGCCGAAAGAAATTAGTATGCAACCGGCATCCGGCGAGGAAGTTCAGGATGTTCTTCGCCGCCTGATCGCGGAAATGCTTACGCAAAAGAATACCCGGCTGACGCTGGAATGTTTGGCCGCTGCTTGCGGTCTGAATGTCCTGCAGGGCGAAAGCCTGTCTGAAATTGCCAAACGGCACGGATTGAGCCGGGCGGCCGTATCCAAGCGATGCGTTGACATCACTACCAAGTTGAACCTCGTGCCGTCCCGCTCGATGAAAGCGGGTTCGGCCCGAGAAAAATATAGCAGGACGCAAAAACAAATCAGGAGAAGGCATGAACGAGTTGAGCATCAGCGGCAATAAGTTTTCGATCACCGAACAAGGGATCGAGTTCACGGGCGAACTGAGCCGAAAAGAGTGGGATGACTTGGGCGTGAAACTCGCCCGTGTCGGCAAAAGCATCGGCTTCATGATCGGCGACTGGATCAACCACGGGGAGAAGAATTGGGGCGACCTGTATCGGGACGCGATGGAGTTGACGGGGCTGGATTATTACACGCTGGCGCACTACGCTTACACAGCCAAAAGGGTTCAATTTTGTTTACGTCAACAAAATTTGGATTTCTCGCATCATGCGGTCGTCGCTAAAATCAAAACTCCCGAGGAGCAGAAGAAGTGGCTCGACCTCGCCGTGGAACACAACATGAGCGTGAGACGCCTCCGCAAGTCTCTGAACTTCGGGCGTGTCGCCACCCTCGAAGAATTAGAAGAAGACCCTGCTGACAAAAGCCAAATGACCTACATGGCTTTCATTCTTCGCATTTGCCAGTGGTGGCGCAAACTCATTGACCGCGACCCTGTGGAAGGTTGGGATGAAGATCGCAAAGCCAAGCTCAAGCGGGATCTCGGACTTGTCGTCGAAATCTACAATCAACTCTAATCGGAAGGAATTTTATGAAGGAAATTATCATCAGCCTGTTGTCCATCGTTGGAATTGCAACGCTCTGTTTTGGCAGCGTGTATATCGGATTTAATATTTGGGAATCGCGCCGGAACCGCCACCGAGAAATCGTCGACCTTCTCAAGGAGTGTCGTGATTTGCTCCGAAGATTATCGACTTGCACCCAAAATAACTCCAAGTAAATTGTTTGCATGGCAACACCAAAAATAGGAAATGCTGCGGAACGGTTTTTTAATGATAAAGCAAAAACCGCTGCAGGGTTAACTGCTCAATATTCCGGCGAAAACAAACGTGTGACATTTACGAACCCCGTCAAAACACCTGCAGGTTCTCATTATGATTTTGATGCTGAAGTGGATAGTGCAGATGCATGTGTTGAAATTAAATCGTCAGATGAGGCAACCATTATTCTAACACACAAGGAATATCAATTCATGAAGAGTCGAACCTACGGAGTAGATTATTTTATCGTGGTCATGAGACACACAAAAACATCCCGAAAAAACAGCAGTTTTACCCCAATCATTGCTTCAAAAACTCAAGCTAGCCGAGCACGCCGCATAAAAAAATATTGTCTAATCGTGTGCGCAAATTGACACCGTGCCCGGTGTATGGAAAGGATTGGGCGATGGCATTGCTTAAGGAATCTTTTAATAGAGAAGGACTTAGGCGGGGTTGATGCGCCTCGCGCTCGGTTTGAATGAGAGCTTCATTTTTCAACTTTACACTTTTTTGGCCCATCGGCCTCCTCTAAAAAATCATTTTTTACCTCTGGAAACCGCCCGTTTTCTCCCCGTTTGAATCTCCGTAAAAAAGTGTCAAGTCTTGACACGAGTTGACACTCGGCCTGTTTGCATGAGTGAATCAACCATTACGCCTGACATGGCCTCCCGAGTTTTGGACGCCAACTGGAAGAATGTCGTCAAAAAGGTTTCTCAAGGCAAGACCCTCAACGCGACCGAGTTCGGTCTCCTCAAGGCTCGGGCGGGTTCCGAAGGCGATTCGGTCACCCACGCCAAGGATGTTTCGGATTTGGCAAGGGTCTTGGGGGTGAGCCGACAGACCCTTTACGCGTGGCGCAAGCGATCCGATTGTCCGAAGGAGAGGGAGGGGGGCGGATTCGATGTGGTGGCGTGGCGCGATTTCGTGAGGGCCAACGACCTGAAGGCGGGCCTGCTACCCGACACCGAGATGCTCAAAGCGCGCAAACTGCTTGCGGAAGTGGAGGATCGGGAGCTGAAAGTTTCGATCAAAAAAAACCTCTACACGCTCAAGTCGGAAACGGAGGCGGATTGGTATCGGCGCATGTCCATCCTCAAGAACCTGCTCTACACCAAGCTCACTCTGGAAACCCCTCCGCTGTGCGTGGGCAAGGATGCGGTGGCCATCCAGCAAACGATCATCGCATCACTGGATCAATCGTTCCGGGATGCGGGGAAGGCGGCGTGAGGCGTGGGTGCGCAACAATCTATCTGGCAGAGGATTTGTGAGCCTCCTGACCGCCGTCCGGTGTGGCAGTGGGCCCAGGACCACATCCCGTCGATTCCCTACTCGCCCAATCCGGGGTCTTTCCGTGTCGAAAACTCCCCTCAAATCAAAGAGGTTTTTGAGGCGATCACCGACCCGCGCGTCCGACTGGTCTCGATCATCGCGGCGGTTCAATCTTCCAAGACGACCGTGTCTGAAATCGCCTTGGCCTACATCATCGCCAATATGCCCGGGCCGACGCTCTGGCTCAATGAGACGGACGAGGATGCCAAAGACCAGAGCGAGTCTCGGCTCCAGAAACTTTTCGATGTCTGCCCGCCCGTGAAAGCGCTCTACCCGGCCAACCGCCACAAGAAACGGAACACGACCATCCATTTCGCCCACGGCATGACGCTCTGGGTGGCGGGGGCGCATAACAAGACCAACCTGCAAAGGAGGAGCATCCGGTGGCTCATCGGGGACGAGTGTTGGAACTGGCCGCCGGGTCACATGGCTGAGGCCGAGGCGCGGGTGACGGCTTTCGGATGGTTGGGGAAATGCATTTTCATGTCGCAAGGGGGCGAGGAAGACGATGACATGCACCGCAAGTTCGAGACGACCGACCAGCGGGAGTGGTCGTTTGAATGTCCCCGTTGCGGATGCGTGCAACCGTTCCTTTGGGAAAACATCGAGTGGAGCAAAGATTGCAAGGACGAGAACGAACAATACGATTTCGTGAAAGTCCACGAGACGACCTCGATGCGGTGCGCGGGGTGCAACCATTACTTTGAGGACTCTGACGAAACGCGGCGCAGGCTCAACGCCACGGGGAAGTTCGTGGTGCAAAACCCGAGGGCGGCCAAGGAGAATGTCGGGTTCCATTGGAACGCGCTGACCACGATGTCTTGGGGGAAACTGGCCGAGCTTTACCTGAGAGCAAAACAGGCGGGGCGAAAAGGCGACACATCCTTGCTCAAGCAGTTTTACCAGAAACGGCTCGCGCTCCCGTGGCGGGAGTATGTGGAAGATTACAAACTGGAGATCAGTAAATCAGGGTATCGGATGGGGGAACTTTGGAACGAGGAAGGCGGCGTGGACAGGCGGGGTGCCGTCGTTGCGCCGCCGCTTGAGCCGGGCGCGGTGCCGCTACGCATTTTGACGGTGGACTGCCAGATGGATCATTTCTACGCCGTGGTGCGCTCGTGGACATCCGAGGGAAGTTCAAGGCTTGTGTGGTGCGATCGGCTTCTGACATGGGAGGATGTGGACGCGTTACAGGCTCGCTTTTCCATCCACGCCAATCTGGTATTCGTGGACGCAGGCGACGCTACCTACGAGGTTTATCGCCAGTGCGCCCGCCGGGGTTGGGTCGCGCTGATGGGCGACCGCAGGCTCACTTTCCTGCACAAAGGCAAGGGAGGCAAATCCGTCCAGCGTTTCTATTCGCCCAAGCGGAAGGTCGTGCTGGGGCGGGATCAGTTTTGCAATGTCCATTACTGGAGCAACCTCAACATCAAGGATTCGCTCGCTCGTCTGCGCAGGAACCAGAACCCCGCCGACGGGGCGACATGGGAAGTGCCCGATGATGTGCCGGAGGAATACCTCGCGCATATGGAAAGCGAGCAGAGGGTCAAGGAGAAGGGAAAATGGATGTGGAAACAGATCGGGAGCCGGGCCAACCATTACTTCGACGCCGAGTGCATGCAAACGGCGGCGGCTACGATGCTCAAGATCGTAGGCAGGGAATCGAACGGGGAAAATGAAGCAACCGGAGGTTGACGCAAAATGTCGGCAAGAGTATCTTTGGAGGCATGAAGGCAACATTAGATCGCGTTACGCATGATGCTCTTGAATTGTCCAATAGCGAAAGATCTGCATTGGCGCATACCCTGATCACAAGCATTGACGATCAATCCGATGAGGATGCGGAGCGGGCGTGGGATGCTGAAATCAAAACACGGGTGGATGATATTGTATCTGGAAAAGTCCAGGGCGTTCCTGCCAGCGAAGTTTTCTCGAAAATCAAAGGCAAGCACAGTTGAGCGCGATCCCGCTTTTTCATCCGGCGGCAATTGAAGAACTCGAAAGCTCTGTCGAGCTTTATGAGGCGCGTCAAAAAGGGCTGGGGCTGGATTTAAACAGCGAAGTCGGTCGCGCTGTGGATGCCGTGTTGCAATCACCGCAGTGCTGGCCGATCCACGCTCACGGCACCCGCAAATATTTGTTGCGCCGTTTTCCGTTCAATTTGATTTATCTGGAATTGCCCGATGCAGTTTGGATTGTGGCTATCGCCCACTGTTCGCGTAAGCCTGATTATTGGAAACTGCGTCTTAAAAATTCCCCGTAGCCGATTAGCTCTGCGACAACTCCCGCGCACCGAGGATTGATGCGCGGGTCAATCAGTTTCATGCTTTGCGTTCGGCTATGTCGAGGAACCCCGTCCCGTTGCATTCATCGTCGGCAACCACCGCACATTGCATCACCTTGCCCGATGGCATTTTCACCAGCAACAAGGGGAGCGGCCTGTTGAAGCATCCCGTATCCCATGCCACGGCTTCTATCGTGCCTCCGACGATTTGTTGGTAGTGCCTTTGCTCCGCTCCAGTTGGTGACCTCATACGGCCACCTCTTTCCGCAACTCGGCGATCTGATCTTCTGAAAGGGCTGCGGGTTTCCCGTGGCGTTCCCAACTCTTTTCGTTGCGACCGAACCCCATCTGCACCTTCAGGCTCGCCGGGGGCATCACGATCCCGTGCGCTTTCATGATCTTGTCGGCTTCGTCGTATTTGAGTCCCGCCTTGCCGAGCGCCTTGGCCACCGCGCAGGCCGAGAACCCGTGGATTTTATTCTTCCGTCCCGTGGCGGTGTCGGGTTCTGCCACCGCTCCCGTTTCGATCACCTCCGGCGGGCGGTTGGCTTCGAGGATGGTGACCCGATGGCCGTTGGACGATGCCGCCGATTGTGTCGGTTTTTCCGCAGACGGCGATTTCTCTGATCCGATTGGATCGAAGGCCTTGGGCGTGATCCGTCCGTTTTTAGCCCGTCCATGCTTCATGGTGCCGAACTCTAGTTTGCCCGTGCAACCCGCGAGGCAGGCGATTTTATTGATGGGCTCGATCACGGGCTTGCGCCGATCTTCCGTGTATCGGAAGTGGGTCGCGCCGCGCGGCGGCTTGTTGTCTTTGGTGATGGCCTTCGCCGTGGCGTTGGCCGGGATGCTGACTGTGTTCACTGTTTGTTTTCCTTTCTGGTTTTGTTTGGGTTAAATGATTCCCGCAGACCTAAAGCTGTAATAACCGTTCGGGTAGGCGCGACTTGGCTCGCCCACGATCACATGGTCAACGAGTTCGATTTGGATGATTTTGCCCGCGTCGGACACTTTGCGCGTGATAAGGCGGTCGGGTTCCGAAGGGGACGGGTCGCCGCTGGGGTGGTTGTGCATGAGTGCGACGGCGTGGGCTCCCATCGCCACCGCCGCCCTGAAGACTTCTCTCGCGTGGCAGAGGCTCTCGTTGGCTATGCCCAAACTCACCAGCGAGTGTCCGACGGCCGACAGGCGCGTGTTGAGAACCAGCGCAACGACCTGCTCGCGCTCTGGGTCATACCACGGCGAACGCACCACTTTCTCCCTCCAGTAGGCGACTGTCTGGTCGGGCGTGTCTACCCTGAAAGATCCGCAGCTTTCGTTGAGCCTCTGGACTTTCACCTCGTAGGTCGAAAACTTGTATTTCATTTGCGAACCTCGGTTGTTTTGTGGCCGACCCATTCGAGAAGATGCGAGGGGTGGCGTTTGATTTTTCCGGCTTCAACAAGAATACCGATCAGCTTCTCGTAGGTTTCGATGCTCATATACTCCATGAGCCGCGCGTAAAGGTGCCCGCTCGGGACGCTCCCGAGTTCGCGGATGCACTCTGCGATGGCCAGCATCGCGCCGGCCGCGGCCTGCGCCCTCAAATCGGAAGGGCTCCCGGTTGTTTGTGGTTTGATCCCGTTTGATTCTCTCGTTTCTGTCGTCATGGTTTTTCCTTTCGGGTTGGGGTTTCAGATCAGGTTGAAAGTCGTGGCGAGTTCCTTGAGCGCTTCGTGGATGCGGCGGGCGTCGCCGACTTGCGCCCAGTTGACTTGATCGGGGTGTTCGACTCTCATGTGGTCTTGGAGGAACGCCTCCAGCTTCGCCGCCAACTCGAGCGACCCGTGGATGTTCGCGCAGAAAGCGTCGAGCGCCTTTTCCTGATTGCTGTTACTTTGGTTGTTGTTCGTTTTCATCGTGCGCATGACTTCGCTCATAGCGGCGATGATTGAAAGGGGTTAATCTGACTTTATCTGACCCGCTACCGCCGTAGCTGGCACACCATTTGCACGGGCGGTTTTTGTGCCAGCTTCCTCGTAAAACCACCGTAATACCCAAAGGGCGTCCGCCTCGTTGTCGTCCTGCGCCACGCGCCCCCAAGGATGAGACAATGCGGCCAAAGCCGCCATCATTTGAGCTTTGTCGGCGTTCCCTTTGCCCGTGGCGTATTTTTTCAACACGCCCGTGTGAACGCAACCGTGGGCCAACCCGGACGCCCAAACCGCCGCCCGCAACGATGACCAAAGTTGGCTTTGCGCCTGACTGGATAAAAACAGCACATCCTCAAATACGATGGATTCAACCGAGTATTGGTTCACCGCATCGCGGATATGTTCAGAAAGGCTGACAAACCGCATGTCGCAACGGCGCTCCCCGCGAGTTTTGCGTTGCTGTCGCAATTCCCGCTCGGTCGCCAGTAGCCATGTCCCGGAATGAACGGTTCCTTCATCCCAAACGGCCCAGCCCGTCCGTGTCCCCAAATCCAATGCAAGCGTGTTTTTCATGCACAGGAAGCGATGTCAGCCGTTGACACCTTCCCCAGCGGTATGAAACAACTCAAAGCCAAAGCGCTCGCAGACGGCATCGAAGTCTGGTGCTCACACGAAAAACTGGTTCCGGTGGAAGATCTGAAACCGAACCCGCGCAACCCCAACACCCATCCCGATCATCAGATTGAATTGCTCTCCAGAAACATAAAATATTTCGGATGGAGGAGATGCATTTCAGTGTCGAGCCGGAGCGGATTTATTGTGGCGGGACACGGACGACTCATGGCCGCCAAAAAACTCGGCGTGAAAATCGTGCCAGTCGAATATCAGGATTTTGCCAGCGAGGACGAGGAACTGGCCGTTCTAATCGCCGACAACCGATTGGCGGAACTCTCGGAAACCGATGACGACGGACTCAAAAATCTTATCAAGGAATTGGACGGCAAGATCGATCTGGATCTGACCGGCTTCGATGCGGATTCGTTGGACGATATTTGGGGGCGTGTGGCCGACAACGAGCCGGAAGCGGCCATCCCCAACCTTCCCAAGATTCCGATTTCAAAGGCGGGCGACCTCTACGAGCTTGGAAACCATCGCCTTTTGTGCGGGGATTCCACGAAGGAAGAAGATGTCCTTCGGCTCATGAACGGTCAGAAAGCCGTGCTGTTCGCCACCGACCCGCCGTATCTGGTGGGTTATGACGGGTGCAACCACCCGCAGGGGAACAAGGATTGGTCTGAAACCTACGGGGCGACATGGGACGATGCCGACAAAAACAGTGACCTTTACAAAAAATTCCTGGCTTGTGCCGTCAAGTGCGCCATCAACCCGGATGCGCCCGTTTACATCTGGCACGCCTCGCGGCGTCAAAAGATGCTCGAAGAAGAAATGGAAGCGGCCGGGATGCTCGTCCACTGCCAGATCGTATGGGTAAAGAACCGCCCCGTCATGACTCGGACATGGTATTTGTGGCAGCACGAACCGTGTCTGATGGGCTGGATCAAGGGCAACCGCCCCAAGCGCATCAGCAAGGATTACGAATCCACGGTCTGGACGATGGATACCCTTGCGGGTGACGAACGCCCGGAACACCCGACACCCAAACCTCTGGAATGTTTCCAGATCCCGATGAAACAGCACACCCGCGAGGGGGACATCTGCTATGAGCCGTTCTGCGGTTCGGGCACGCAGATCGTCGCGGCGGAAAAAATCGGGCGGCGTTGTTTTGGGATGGAAGTTTCCCCGCAATACTGCGATGTGATCGTCAAACGCTGGCTCAATCTCGGGGACGGGAGAACGGTCAAACGCAATGGCGAGGATATCACCGATCAGTTTTTGGAAAAGACATGAGCGACTTCGACCCGAGAACCACGGCCAACATCCACACGCTGCTCCCAGCGGCTCGCGTCAAGGCGAGCGAGTTCATGACGGCCTGCATTGATGCGGATATTCCGCTAAAGATTATCTGCGGCACTCGCACCTACGCAGAACAGGATGTGCTTTACGAGCAGGGGCGCACCAAGCCGGGCAACATCATCACCAACGCTCGCGGCGGTTACTCGTGGCACAATTTCGGGATTGCGTGGGACATCGGGATTTTCGATCTGGCCATTGGAAAATACATCCCCGAATCACCCTACTACCGCAAGGCGGGACTCATCGGTGAAGGGATCGGACTCGAATGGGGCGGGCGATGGAAATTTGTGGATGAACCGCATTTCCAGCTCAAGCTCGGGCTCACGCTGGCGCAGTGCAGGGAGCGCGTGGCGAAGAGGTTGCCCGTGGCGGCCTGACCCGCCGTCGTATGAAGGAGGCGACTGTTGACACCGCGACGAAAGAATGACATGCGCGATAATACCGTCACCCCTTACATCTCGCTTTGCAGCGGATACGAAGGCATCGGAATTGGGCTCCACCGCTGCATCCCAAATCTTCGCCCAATCGCTTACTGCGAGAGGGAAGCGTTCGCCGTTGCGAACTTGGTTAAAAAAATTGAAGGCGGACACCTTGACCCTGCACCTGTCTTCACGGATGTGTGTTCTTTCCCCTGGGGCGACTTCGCTCCGTTCATGGCTGGAGGAATCCTGTCCTTCGGTTTTCCGTGCCAGCCATTCTCCCTCGCCGGAAAGCGGAAAGGCGTCGAAGATGAACGCTGGCTTTTCGACACCATCGCAGACGGCATTGCAATTTTGCGTCCCGGAGCCGTCTTCGCAGAAAATGTCGAGGGGCTGCTGTCCTCAAAAATGCCAGACGGCACCCTCGTCATCTCCCATTGCGTCGAGAGACTGGAAGCGATGGGTTACAGGGTTGAGGCAGGAATATTTAGCGCGTCGGAAACAGGCGCTCCTCACCAGAGAAAAAGAGTGTTCATCCTCGGCGTGGCCCACGATTACCTCGAACGAATCGCGCAACACGGCTTGTCCGAGCCAATTTCAGAGGAACTCTCCCCCGTTGGGGACGGCGGTGGTGATGGAGGATTGGCCCACTCCTACTGTTCAGGAGGGAGGGAAGATCGGCAACCAGCCGAACCACGGACAGAAGGCGATCAGCAACCATCCCGCGATTGTCGGGGTTTGCGCGAGAGAAAAGATGGAGAAATCTGGCCTTCTCGCCCCGGACAACCCCAACACGGGTGGGAGCCTCCGAGAGTCTGCTAGTTGGCCGACGGCATCCGTCTCTGACGCTGAAGGAGGCCCGCAACCGAAAGTAACCTTTGAAAACGGTGCATTCACTTGCGAGAAAGTGAATGGGCCAGAAGCAACTTTCGGGGCGAAACTGCGTGACGCTGTAGAGATGCACGAAAAAAATTGGGCAACCCCGAATACGATGGACTGTTTGCCAAGCAGATCGTATGAAGCAATGAAAAAGCAAGCGACAAATGGTGGAAGGAAAAACAGAAGTCGTCCAGGCAACTTAAGGGAGCAAATAGACCCACTGATGTGTCAGGCTTACAAAGACGCACAAGTTGAAACAAACTCTGAAAAAAGCTGGGCGACACCGCAAGCGTTCGACTGCGTTGATATTGTGAGATCGGATCTCTCGGACGCGGCCAAACAGGGCGGTTGCGCCAATCTGCGAGAACAGGTTCACGCGGGAGAAAATTGGTCAACACCGAGGGCAGGAGCCACCGACAACAGCCGACCGAACAATAAAGGCGGCATACCTCTGGGCGACCAAGTAAGGAGGTGTCGTGACAGCAACTGGGCGACACCGCAAGCCAGCGACCACATCGAAGGGGCGAGGACGGATTTAATCTCAAAGCAAAAATGCTTGGGCAGAGATTTGAGGGAGACTGGCGACATACCGAAACAGTGGCCTACCGCCACGGTGAACGATTGCTCGTCCCGGGGGTCGAACAGCGCCAAAAACGGACCGGACAACATTTTAAAAAAGTACCCCGAATGGGCGACCCCGCAATCGCGCGACCACAAGGAGGGAGGAAACCCGCAACCTCACGGCTTCGGCCAGATAGACCTCCCGCAACAAGCCGGACGAGGCAAACTCAACCCGCGCTGGGTTGAGACTCTGATGGGTTTAACGGTCGGTTGGGTCATGCCTAATTGCGGGCGACTCGGCTCGGTGGAGTATCACACGCGATGCGATAACCGGACCGACGAGCTTCGTTTGCTCGGAAACGGGGTGGTGCCGACCACGGCGGCGAAGGCGTTCTCCGTTTTGGCCCAGAAGGTATCCGGGGAGTTTTGCCTCCCGCTTTGAAATGCCGGATGGCGTGCCGCCGTTGACACCCGCCGCCATGCATGGCGGCAATTGATTATTCTGTCGGGTTCACGAAAGAGGAGGTGCAAGAGATTCTTGCCGTCCACAAACTCGAACTCAAGAAAACGCTCGCGGGCTGGTCGGACGGCGGGGCGAGCGTGACCAAACGCCGCCTCGACGAAATCCATTCCATCATCGCTGCCTGCCAGAGCGCTTTGCAAAAACTCGACCCCGTGGCCTACCCCAAAGGGCGGCGAGTCATGCAATCGGGCGTTTCGGGGGTTCTGCCCAAATGAAACTGCCACGATTCATTTCCGCTATCTTATCGTGGTATTCGCCGTATGAAGGAGCCAACGGGTCGCCACGGCGCGGGCGTGTTCCAGGGGCGTCGCCGGGCGACACCAAGCGCGACCTCACCCCAAGCGTGCGCACCGAACTCGTGCGGAAATCCCGCTACCTTTACAAAAACTCCGGCTTCGTCCGGGAGCTGGTTTCCAACATGGCGATCTACTCGACGGGCGACGGCATCAAGGCCCAAGCGCAGTCGCCTGACCCGGAGTGGAACCGCCGGGCCGAGGAATATTTCAAACAATGGAGTTCGAGGTGCGAGGTGACGGGGCGTTTTTCGTTCGAGGAATGCCAGTCGCTCATTTGCCGGGGCATGGACATAGACGGCGAGTATTTCGTTATCAAAACGAGGGATGCGCGGAACCTGCCCTCGCTACAACTGGTCGAAGCGCATCGCGTGGGCGACCCCGACAACAACGGGGACGGGGTCATTACAGATGCCGTCGGCAGGCCGCTGGCCTACCGCATGATCGAGGATGCACGGACGAGAGATTATCCCGCAGAGAGCGTCCTGCACATCTTCGAGCCAGAAAGCGCGAGCGCGGTCAGGCACGCACCGACGCTCCAGCATTCCATCAACCATATCTTGGACGAAATGGAGCTGATCGCGATGGAAAAACACGCCGTCAAAGACAACGCGGATATTTCGCGCGTCTTGAAAACGGAGGGTGGCGACATCGAAGAGAACAGCGATTTTTCTTTGGGCACTCCATCGCAACAAGCCGAAACGAGCGATCCGGTAACGCTGCAAAATATCATCGGCGGCAAGCTCGTGGCACTCAAGCCAGATGAAAGCATCGAGAGCTTCCAGTCACAGAGGCCGAGCCCGACTTTCACGGGGTTCCTGGAACATCTGAGGCGGGACTCGGCCTTGGGCATGATCCCGTTTGAGTTCGCGGCGGATTCGAGCAAGATCGGCGGTGCGGGCGTGAGGCTGGTTGTCGCCAAGGCCGACAGGCGGTTTTCGCACCGCCAACTCATCCTCGTCCAAAGGCTCATCAAGCCGGTCTGGTTTTTCGTGGTCGGGGACGCGATAAGCCGTGGCGAGTTGCCGCCCGTGAGCGGCTGGCACAGGATCTCGTGCGTCACGCCCAAGAAAGTGACCGTGGACGCTGGCAGGGAAGCCCAGCAGAACCGGGCTGATGTGGAGCTTGGGATCAAGACGATCTCGGATCATTTCGAGGAAATGGGCGCGGATTTCACCGAGGAAATCGAACGCAGGGCGCGGGATGCCCGCCTTATTCTGGACACGGCTACCAAATACGGAGTCCCCATTGAAATGTTGTGGAAACCCTCGGGCGGATCCCCCCTCCTTCCGATGCAGGAAGAAACCTCTCGCGTTGACACGCCGCCCAAGGCGTGAAAGTTTTATCATTGCTCAAGCAACCGTGGCTCATCGCCCCTGAAGCGTTGGAGGCGATAGCCGCCGCATCGTTTTTACCGCAACCCCCCGATCCTTTGCCTCCTGACAACGAGCTTTTGACCGTCGATGATGGTATCGGTATCGTTTCGATCTGCGGGATCATGCTTCTTAATCCCGACCCAATTTCAAAGTTTATCTACG